CGAGATTCCTCTACGTCTCGTGGGCTCGGAGATGTGTATAAGAGACAGATTCTTATCTTCTTTAATTTCTTCTGTTCTTTCATTCTTACTTTCTTTTAATATAGAGTTTGTTAATAGAATGTTATCTGTTTGTTGATTGTTTGTTAAGTTACTTGTTATTTGTTTGTTATCTTGCTTGTTATCCGTTTGATACAAATTGTAGTTAACCACAGTAAATATCGTGAATTTGTTTGTTGCTTTGCTTGTTATTTCACCTGTTAATTGTAAGTGTTTTAGCGAGGTACGAATTTCCATTACAGACAAGTTAGTTTCTTTTGATAATTCAGATATTGAAGAGGGGAAAGACCCTCTTTCAATTATCTTGCCTTTATAATTTCCGTCTTTCCAATAGGCACTTATCAACATATACATAAAAAGTCTGAATGTATTAATATCGCTCCACCATTCCCACTTTAAAATCTTTCTGTCAATTTTAATAAAATTGCCTGCCATAATTACCTCTTCAAGTTCTGTCGCATTGTTACTTCACTAAATCGTTGATATTAACTCTAAATCCGTCAAATTCCTTACCTTTACTTCTAACATAGGCAGATGTATCAAAGAACATCAAGTTGCCACTATTGTCGGTTGCCATACTTACACCATTTCTCGTAAGACTGCCTTTGAGTAGGTCAAGTAAAATCTGTATTTCCTGCTTTGTTTCATCTTTCATTATTTGCCTCTCCATATCTCTTCATCAAGAATATATTGTCTGATAAATCTATCTGCGTACTGTGGGTGTATCATTGACCTTGCTGTTTTTCTGTCTATACCCAAAGAGTTTTTATTTGTCATATATTGTATTGGCTGCATACTTTCTACTTGTTCCAATGGCTCAAAAACAAGGTTATTTTTAGGCTTTAATCCAATAAACCAATACTGAGTAGGCTTCTTGTAATAATCCCCATTCTGTGTCCTATCCCTGTCAATTACACTTGGCTTCAAGCACCAGAAGTTTGTAAGGTAATGTAATCCACTTGTATTCAATGGATTTTCAATTACAATTTGCAAATGACCTCGCTGACAAATTATCACTAATTTATTCAGCTTTTCATAAAACAAATCAAGTTCCTTATGACGTTTCATTGCCAATTCACATTTTTGCTCAATAGTGTAATTCCTGTACTGATAAGCCGTGCAAGCCAGATGCCTCAATCCCTGGTCTGAAAAATAAGTGCAAGGGAAAAACGCAAATATCAAATCATCAGGGCTTATCTTATCAAACAAACTCGGCTCGCCTTGATACCCCCCCCTCTATCTCTTTAAAAAGGTCAGTAACATAGTCAGTTTCGTTAAATTCATTTTGAATATCATAGTCGTAGGCTTCAATTCCATACTTTTTGAAAGCATTCTTGAATGTTCCCGACTGTTCAAATAAACAATGTACTATCATTCTAAATCCACCAAAAGAAAACCTCGGTTTTATGTCGCGACAACCTATTCCTTTCTTTGATTTTTAGTTAGTTATCTTCTTTTCTTTTAAAGTCCTCACAAGACACTGTTTTACTGCAAGCATAAAAATCTGCTCCAAACGGATTTCTTGTTCTCAAATAGCCAAATTTGCAAATGCTGCAAAAGTGACTTCCCTCATTGCTTTTACAATCGTTAGGCTGTTCTTTTGTTATTTCATCAACTTTCATCTGTAATCTTTCATTTTCATTGGAAAGAGTTTCTATTCGGCCCATAAGCCAAGAATAATCTTTACTGCTCAAAATTCTCATTCTAAATCACCCGCTTTCAATAAATCCATAAATTTCTCATACTGTTTCTGTGACACTTTGTTATGCTCTTTTTCTGGCTTTAAGCGGATTATAAGGTGCTTTTCAGCGATAGAAGATAATTCCCTTGCTAACACCTTTTTACCTTGCTGTATGCCTTGCATATAGCCTTTAGGTGCTTTTCTCTCGCCTATTGAACCACTAGCACGATTCTCCCCTTGACCGCCTAAACTGACATTTCTAAGCTGATAACCTTTATCAGCATATAGCTTGATGTAATACTTCTCCTTTCCGTCAAGCTGACTTTCGGGGAAATTCAGAAATTCAACTCGCCAACCATAAGGATTTTTCTCTTTGTCGTACAGCTTGTGTTTGCGTAAACTAAGGTCTATGTGCTGTTCATAGCCTACAAGGTGGCTTGCCAATCTGCTAAGTGTATGTACTGCCTGTCCGATATAAGCGTACTTAAATCCGTTTTCATCTTCTCGGAGTAGAAAATATATTCCACTTTTATCATTCAGTTTTGGATTCAGCTTCAGCAGTCGCTTTTTATTTTCCTGCTCTATTGCCTTGGCTCTCGCTATGTTCTGATAACTCAAGAATTGCCACCTGCCTTTACTTCAAAAGGATTCACAAAATCATCAATAGGTTTAGCTCCCATACTAAAAGCCGTTGGTTGCTCATCAATGATAGTTTCAAATATTTCAGATAAAGCCTTATTGATATAATTTCTTTTGTGAATATCCTCAATTAGTTTATCTGCGTCAATCAATCTCATTCTTCGTCACTCCAATCTAATCTACAACCACACTTGCTACAGTAATTCGGTGCATTGTTGTTATTCATTATTCCTATATCGTGGCTGACTTTGATTGCGTTTCCACATTCGCAATGGAATACAGAAAGAGTATCACTAAGGTTATGGTTAAATATAGGTTTCTTCGGTATCTGCTTTTCAAGTGCCTGTATTGCCGTTTCATTAGCCTTGTAATCATCTTCTGTAAACTTGCAATCGTTGTTCTTGTCCGTAATCTGCATATATAATCGCATATTTTTCAGCTTTTCTATTGCTTCATTCTCTTTCATACTCATACCTCTTTAATTAAATGGTAATCCCTCGTCAGCTACGCCATCCGGAATTGACATAAAGCTGTCTGAATTAGCATTGCCGCCCATAATTCCATTGTTATTATTATTCTGCTGATTAGCACGACTTTCGCAAAATTCGTGTCTTTCAACAACGCAATCATTGGTGTAGACTTTCTGTCCGTCTTTGTTGGTATAGTTGCCTGTCTGCCATCTGCCCTCAACGATAATCTTAGTTCCCTGGTGCAAATACTTCTCTGCAAACTCTCCGTTCTTGCCAAATGCGATACAGTTAATAAAGTCTGCTGCCTCGCCCTCTTTCTTAAAAGCTCTGTCAACGGCTAATGTGTACCTTGCTACCGCCATACTTCCGTTTACTGTCTGTGAATATCTAATCTCCGGCTCTCTAGTCAGTCTGCCACATAAAATCACACGATTCATCTAAATTTCCTCACTTTCTAATAATTCTGCATTATCAAAAATGTTGCCGATAACTTCTATACCATCTTGATAATCGTAAATATGCTCTTCTTCAAATCTTCCATCTTCAAGCAATACATTAAAGTAAAAACCTGCTTCACTTTCATTCCAACCAATGTATCCGCAGCATTCTTCGGTCAGGCAATTTGCAATATCATTCTCCCAAATCAGCTTGCCATTCTTGTCTTTCAAGCCTGTGCATTGGCAGATTGTAGATTTGTCAACTCTTGGGGCAATATCTGCTGTTAAGCAAGTTCCTGTAGAATAGCTAATTTCAGTAATTATCCTGTACAGCCTGTCCCTATCGTCATATACTAAAGCTCCTTTCACCCATTCTCCATTGTCAGCTCTCTTAGCCTTGAATAAGTATCTATCTTCCATACTCTCTCCTATCTAATGCCTTGATATTTCAATCTCACTATTCAATATGGTATTAAGTTCCTTGCTAAGTAAATCAAGCTCCTGTTTCACTAATGATTGAGCTTCATTTATCGCGGCTATCACAGATGTACTGTTTAATTTTCTATCACGGATATTTAATGCCTGACAATTCATATATAGTGTTTCTCCGCAACCGCATAGTGTGTGAACGCATATATCTAATCTTTTGTTTCTACCTCTGTAGATAGTTCCTGTTTCAACCGGCTCTCCATATTTTGCATTGCTTATATACTTCATATTCTCTCCTATTCTGCTTCTGATTGAAGCCAACCCATACAACTAGCTTCTCCCTCGTATTCTCCGCCGAATGTGTTCTTAAAAGTTATAAGAAGCTCTGCCAACTCTTCATCCGACATATTCCTTATCCTGTCAGCATTGGTCTGTTTGCTATCGCACCTGCAACAAGGCTCATTATCTCTTGAATTGCTGTCGTGCTGACAGTTGCAAGAAATCTTTTCTTCGCTATCATCAAATGCCTTTAAAAACATTTCAGCAATTTCTTTCTCGTATCTGCCACACATACCTTTGCAATCAATATCCGCAATAACCCTTGAAAAGAAATCTTTGAATTTGTCAACAATATAATCTCCTGTGAAATCGTTAGGTATGTCAATTACTACTTTCATTTTCTCCACCTCTCAATTCTTCCAACTTCTTAAGTTAAGTCCGCCGTACCTAATACAATAAAACTTTTTATATCCTCTTGCATATTCAGACAAATAACCACAATGTCCGCAATATTCTCTTCCATTACTAACTGATACTTTTTTAGGCCCTGACACATTGTTCCTCTCGAACAGCTCTCCGTGTTTGCATTCTATACAATAATGCTCTTCTTCTTTATGCTTGCAAATATTACAATCAATCATTGTTACCTCTTAATTCTTTCAGTTTTGCTTCGGCTTCTGATTTTGTGAGGAATACTGTCTTGCCGATATTAAACAATGCAAATCCTCTTCTTTTTGTGCAAAATTCAATTTTCATTTCTGAATCAATCGTTGCTCTTTGAATCTTCTGCACAGATATGTTTTTTCCGACAATAACGTAAACAGTATCTCCCACCTTGCAAGGCAATTTGATAAGTCTGCCCTGCTCCTCTAAGTCCTCGTATTCTTTCAATTTTGTTGCTAAATTAAGGATTTTCTTTGCTTCACTCGGCTGACAAGTTATGTCTAAGTCAAATGTAAATGCAACTCCGCCAGAATTGCTTGTCTGTGTTAATCTCTCCATCACTGCTCCTTTCTGTCTTTAATCATTGTCAAAACTCCTATCTGTCATAATTTCAGCAAATCTCTTAGCAAGAATTTCTTTGATATTCTTTTCTACAAAATCGCCGATAGCTTTTTCGGTTCTGTCTTTCACAAACTGCTCAAAAGAAACACCCTGTATCTTCCTGTCACTACTCCAGCTTGAAACAGATGTAAGTTTTTCAATTCTCTTGTCAACAATTTTTGCAATTTCTTCATCAAGATTTTTATAAATAACTTTCTCTACATATTCGTCCATAGCAATCTTGACCTTTTCTTCAATTTCCTCACTATTGAGAGATATATTTAAAATCATTTTTGGTTCAGATTTCTTCATTTCAATTCTCCTTTCTAAAACGGACATTCGCTAGGATTTCTCAAATCCCAACTTTTCCCTGCTGCCGCAACATCTACATTCGCCACACAAGCAACTTTCTTCATCTTCTCGATAAAACTATCTCTATCAGAATTTTCACTTGATAGATGGCACATTATGACGTTCTGCAAACTATCTGAATAATTCGCTTTAACGAAATCACAAGCTGTGCCAATGGATAAGTGACCTCTGAAAACGTGATTAGCTTTGCCTGTATCCCTGTCGATTAAATCCTTGTCATAATTCACACCTAAGAGGATATGATTTATGCCTTTAAACTTCCATTTGACAACCTCGCAATCGGTAATGTAAAGCATTTTCCCCATTTCCTTGTGAGTAATCAGAAAGCCGTATATCGGGCAAGGTTCGCCATTTGCGTCTGTATGTGTCCAATTTCCGTCTATTGTCGTTAAATCAAAAGGCTTTACTGTAAATTCGCCCATATTTATTGGTTTACAACTATCGCCTAAATATGGGGCAAGTATCTGTATTCCCATAGCTTCAAAATCTTCTACTGACTTGCTATGGTCTAGAGGTGGGTGTGACTTATAATCACACCCTTTATCCCCCTTATGATCCAATCTAAGCCCTTTTTAATCTCCTTAATCGGTATTCCACAATCAAGGATAAGTGTTTCTCCACTATTGGAAGTTAATAAATAACAATTTCCGGCTGATGATGAGCCTAAACATTTTAATTTCATACTCACACCTCGATTTCATCATCCTGTGGGAACTGAAAGTACTCTGTTGTAGCTTTCTGAAATTGTTCCTTGCTTAAAATACTCTGTACTTCTTCAAAACGCCTTGAACTGGCTGTGCAATGATAAAACACATTATTTTCATACGCTTTTCTAAGCATTTCCATAGCCTTAATTGCCTTTGCTTCGGTGGAATATTCAGCTAGCATAATGTCGCTAGTCAAGTCTTCTACTCCTGATAAATTACGGTTCAAAAAATAAATAGCATTTCTGAACTCCTGAATAACTACCATTTCATATGGAACATCTAATGTTCCGTCCTGTGAAATTACTCTCATACTCAATCCCCCTATTCTGCCTGCATAAATGGCGGTAATGTGCTATCTTCTGCCTGTTCTTCGGTTGCTTCTGCGGCTGTGTCGTCAACTACATCTGCCTTATCTTCTATAAACTCAACAATATTAGCATTTTCGGCAATTTCAGCCTGTGTAACTTGATATACCTCGTCCATTTCAACCTGTGCCTGTCGTGCCATTGGGTCATAGTTCTTAGGATATTTCCTTGTTGCATTGTTACACATTTTTCTCTGTATCATACTCTCTGGGGTATCAAGCCAAGCACCGCTTATAAAAGGTCTTGCAAGCTCACATTCAAGCATTTCATCAACCGTCTTGCACACTCTTAAGGCATTGAGTATCTCGTCTTTCTTAGCCTTAATTTCTGCTTTCTGTTTTGGTGTGGCGTGGTATCTATCCTCACAAATACCAAAAGTCTCATTCATTATGTTTTGCTTAACATGTGCTAACAGATTTACCTTAACACTGTCTCTATCAGCAGAAAGATATGTTACTGTGCCGTCTAATAGCTTAACAGGATATACAACTCTTACCGCTTTATCAGATAATCCGTTTTCTTCCCACTCCGGCTCTGTAACTGTAAGTCCTTTATGTTTAGGCGGTATGTACTTGTCACCCTCTTTAATTACCCAATACGGATATACCTGTTTAACATCTTTTCCGTAGTTGGCGAGCAAAGAGTCATAACCTGTACCCTCGATTCCCATTTCAACCTGTTTCTGCCATATATCCTTGCCTGTCTGTGGGTCAGTTCCCACCTTTACATTTCTTAACTGAAAATAGCACTCTCTTGGATATGCACTAGCATTTAACTTAAGACTTGCACAACGCTTAACAATGCCCCTTAAATTACTTGTATCAAGGTTTCTCATATCAATCTTAGGGTCATTCTTAACAAGATTAAATATGCTTGTCATAGCTTCCATAGCACACTCTTTTGCGTAATCGTCCATATCCATTCCAACAGCCTTATAATCATTGATGATAAGCCCTGTCATTGCATTACTCCACTCACTTAATGATGTAGTAAACGCTTTCTTTTCTACAACTGCTGTATCTGCCATAATTAATCCTCGCTTTCTTCGATTATCTTCAATTTCTTTTCTTCTCTTTCAAGCATTCCTTTTGTCTGTGCAATCTTTGATTCTGCCTGTTTCTTAAATATCTCCTTGGCATACTCAAAATTAGGTTCTGTAAGGAATAAGCAACCAAAATCCAATATCTGCCCTTCTTTATCTTTTCTTACTGTGCTTGAGTAGCTTGGAAAAACTCTATCAACAGACTTGCATGTCTTGGGTTTCTCTTCTGCTTCGCAGACCTGTACTGTAATTCCTGCTTTTCCGTATCTTTCGTCTGTATTCAATTTGTAAAAATAGAGCTTCATATTATCCCTCCACAATCTCTAATTTCTCACTGTCATTTACAATCAGCATAATCAACTGACTATCCACCATTTCAGCAACTTTCTTCTGATTATCTGTACTAAGGCTTTCAGAATCATCTAAAACAATAGGCACTGATATGTCACTAATCTTCTGAATAGAGTTACAAATATCTACTCTACCCAAAATCCTGTTGCCCTTGTTAGACATAGTTGTTAAAATACTCTTTCCATCAACAGTAGGTATGCAACAGCTCTTGTAATTGCCGTTCTTAGCATATTCAAACAACTGCCACTTGACCAAACCAAAATGACTGTTTACTGCTTCTGTCAAGGCTTCATTCTTTGCCTTATCCAGTTCGTCAAGTAAATCAAGGACTTTCTCGGCATTAGTCTTATTCTGTTCAGAATCAATCCTTGTCTGCTTTAATTCTTCAAGTCGCTGTTCGTCTGCTGCCGTATCAGACTTTGCAATCTGGCTTTCACATTCTGCTAACTGCTGCCTTAAAGCTGTTTCCTGTGACTTTAATTCTGCCTTAATCGTCAAAATATCGTTAGCCTTGTGCATAGCCTCTTCTTTTTCAGCAATCTGCTGTTCAAGTGCTTTGTGTTCTTCGGTGGCTGTCACATCAATTTCCTGTGGAAGTTCTGATAACTGCTTTTCAAGGTCTGCAACTTCTTCTTCCAACTTCTGCTGATTAGCAATATTTTCTTCGTTACATTTTTCCAGCTTTGGTATCATATCTCTTGCATTATCAACATCCGCCTTAACTTCTAATCCGTCCTTTTCAACCTTTGCTAGTCTGTCAGCTTTTGTCTTTTCAAATGAACTTCTAAGGCTTTCAATTTCTTCTGCTGGCAGTTCTCTGCGGCAAGTAGGGCAAATTGCTGTATTGTCATTGAATTTTTCTTCTTTAATCTTCTTCCAAACATCAGCAAGCCTGTTTCTTTCTCTCGTTCCACTTTCAATGTCATTCTGATAACCAGATATTTCAGAATTGTTCTTCTGAATAGTATTAGCTATGTTAATAAGATAATCTTTCTTTTCAGAAATCTTATTCTCAATATCTCTCCTAGCCTTGATATTTTCTTCATTAGCTTTGCGTGACATATCACTAAGTTCAAACTTAAGATTAAGAATATCCGAACTAGCCTTGTCATATTCAGCCATCAGCTTGTCATTGTCAGTCTGCTTTGCCACGCAATCAGCAATCTGCTCTTTAAGGCTGTTTTTCTGTAATTCAAGGTCAGATACATCAACAGCCTGTTTAAGCTGTATATCTCTTTCCTTTTCCTTAATCCGTCCGTCAAGAATAGGTAAATCCTTTGTAATCTTGGTCTTGATAGCCTTATTCATAGCGGATAATTCTTCAACTGTATACTTATTAAGTAAAGGAACTAACTCGGCTAATTCGGCTTTCTGTGAAGCTATATCAAGGTCTGTAACATCTCCTACTAAACCAAATAAGTATTCTCTCATTTCTGCCGGCTTCTGATTAAGAAATGCGTTTACATTACTGCACATCTTAAATACATTCATATCAACATCAAGATATGCATTGAAATCCTTAAGATTCTTTCTCACATCATTAATATAATATGAGTTGTCGTCCTTATAGCCTGTCTTATCCTTGTTGTATGTACGGACCTGTACTTTCTTCATAGTTATTTCTTTTCCGTCAACATCAAGTGTAAGTTCAACGCTTGTGTCCATATCATCAACGGACTTTCCGCCAACCTCTCTTCTTACAACCGGATTATCCTTTAGCTCATAATCACAGTTAAACAGACACCACAGATAAGCTGTGGCAATAGTCGACTTGCCTTTGCCATTCTTAGCCATAATTTTTGTAATAGCATAGAAGTCAAATTCTGCGTGTGCATAGCACATAAAGTTTTCAAGAACTACCTTTTTTAAAACTGCTCTTTTCATAAACATATCCTTTCCTTATTTATATATTCATAATGAATACGTCATCTTCTATTGAAAAGTTATCAACTGTCTTATCCGCAAGATAATGCCGTCTGTCAAGTTCATCAAATGTGCCGTCAAATATAACACCCTGAACTGGATGCCATACCTGACAACGCTTTTCATTATCTGCTGCCATACTAGCTAATTCCGAAACAGTAATATCACTATTCATCAGCATTCTCCTCTTCCTCTATAATCTCAACTCTGCCTACTGATACCTCGTAAGCTACTCTGTTTTCAATTTCATCTTCGCTTATCTTTTTTGCATAAGGTCTCGACTGAAACCTGCCTGTCATTTCTATATGTGTTCCTACTGGCAAGTGACCGACAAACTTAGCTGCTCTGCCCCAAACAATGCAAGGTATGTAATCAGACTTTCCATATGGTCTGTTTACTGCGACAAGAATATCAGCGATTTCTCTTCCAAGTGGTGTCTTTCTATATATAGGCGGCTTGCATAAGTGACCTACAATCTCAACTGCATTATCTACATCCGGATTAATTTCAACATCTTCTAGCACATCTATTTCCTTGGCGAATACACTAAGTATTAGATGACTATGTTCCTCATTATCTGTATGCTTGTTGTATGACCTTATCTGTCCGTCAATTACTACAGTTCTGCCTACATCAAGCCTATTAATGCTTATTAATCTTTCCGATACGATTACTGGAAGCGTATCTGTACTTCCACTCTTTCTTAAAACCTCTATATAAAAGAGGTAAAATCCCTCACCACATATCTCGTGTGAAAAGGTTGGCTTTTTAACAACCTTTCCTAATATATAAGTCCTGTTATTATTTATCATTTGTTACTCCTTTCTCAACAAACCCTACAACTTTGCCACCGTCTATAACTGTCATCATATCTTTCTTCTCGTACATATCAATGCAATCCTGTACTGTTATTACTTTCTCGTTTACCTGTTTCATATTGTTCAATCCTTTCTTTTCTCTTTGCCCTTGCCATTGTCAGAACGATACAAGCCAGTTCTAAAAACATCCCGAATATCGTTCCTAGCATAAATCCCTGTATCATAGCTTATATCTCTCTTTCATTATTGTAGGCAGTTCGTAGCAGTCGATATAATCGTGAGTGTCTGCTATGTACTTCTTTTTAAGTTCACTCAAACCACACCCGTATTCGTGCTTTAACTGCCCTAAAATATCCTTTACAACTACTCTTCTTAAGAGTTCACAATTCTTATTTCTTCCTAAGAGGTAACTTGTTCTTCTGCCAATGTGTGCCAGGATTTCAAGTTTTTCTACCTCATTAATCTGCTCTCTTTCGCCTTTTTCAGAAATAATAAATATCAATCTGCTAAAACTCCTTTCCTTAAAAGCTCATACTTATCTGTGCATTAGCTTCTTTTACCTGTTCAGCAAGTGCCATAGGTAGCGCATAATCATCTATAAACTTGTGTACATTATCAATGTACTTTCTTCTTATGCTCTTATATGTTGTTACGCAACCAAACTCACGTTTTAACTGCTTATATATGTCAGAATATACCGAACTGCGAATACTGCCATTCTTATAAGCTTCGCTATCCTTGCCACCAAGTACAATTACGCCTTTTCTATTAACGTGCTGTTTGACCTCATCAATCTCACAGCCGTAAAGGGGCGTGTTATCCTTAAGTTCTGTCATATCTTCTTTGATAGAGTTAACAGCCTGTTCAAGTTCTGTATAGCCCTGTGCTAAAAGCTGTATCTGACCGCCTGTTGTCTTTGGCATACCATAACTGCCTGTCTTTCTGATTGACGGAAGAATTTCTGATGTTACCCACTTACGAAACTTCTTAGCGTTGGGTTTATCACTTCTTAAGATAACTGCATACAGACCGCTTTCTGTTATGAAATTTGTCTCTCCAGCTCGACTGCCTAGATTTAATCTAGTCAGTTCATCTCCATCTAATCTCTTTGCTACATCTGTAGCGTTTTTAATTTCCAATGCCTTGCAAATATCAATTAGGCAAAACATAGGTTCATCATTTACTACTGCTGTTCGGATTTCTCCAAACTCTGAATTGCTAAAAATCTGTAGCTCCATAAACATTCCTTTCTGGAAGTTAAATATTTTGAACTTCTAAAGCAAAAAAATAATCCTGTATATCATTTTCTGATAAATCTAATAATTTAATTGCTTTTAAAATTTCAATCTGTTTCCAAGGTCGCTTGCCTGTCATTTTAAGTGATAAAGTCCTGTCTGAACAGCCAAACGCCTTGGCAAAGTCCGTCTGACTTCCGTACTTTTCAATTATGCGACCTCTTAACTTACTGTAATTAAAAGCCATTCCAATTCTTCTCCTTTCTCCGTTTTTTGTTCAATGTTTTGAACTGATTGTATAATAGCATTATTAAATTAATATGTCAATAAAAAGTTCAATATTTTTTACTTTTTTAGTTTTACATCTTGAACTTTTGTTCAAATAATGGTATATTATCAACAGAAAGGAGGATAACTAAGATGAAAGAGAATACATCAGATAGGCTTAAACAGCTAATGAATGAACGGAAGTTAAAGCAAGTTGATATTTTGAATTTATCATTACCATATTGTAAGAAATACAATATCAAGATGAATAAATCCGATATTAGCCAGTATGTATCAGGCAAAGTTGAACCTAGCCAAGAAAAGCTAGTTGTCTTAGGAATGGCTTTGAACGTGTCAGAAGCGTGGCTAATGGGATTTGATGTTTCGCCAATCCGTAAGGATAATTCAAAAGAAGCTGAAAAAGATGTTGATTTACTTTGGAAGTTTTCTATGTTAGAACAAAGAGATAAAGAAACGATATTAGATATGATAGATGTTATGTTATCTCGAAAAGAAAAGAAGTAGGGTTTTACCCCCACCTCTTCAAAAAGTTTTCTATGAATGAATACAGGTACTCTAATGTACCTGTATTTTCTATTTTATTTATGAGTTCTATTAACTTATCTTTGTAATTTTCCTCATTACTGTTATCCATAAACCTGCACTCCCCTCTCTTGCCCTTGCACGTTTGATAGCGATACGATTATTATAGAACACGCGTTCTATCGTGTCAAGTGTAGCGGCGATATTGCCAACGCCAATCAAACAATATCGCCTGCCAGAACTTGAAAATGTTTAAGGGTCTTTTCTTAAAGACGAGTTTATTATACATTTATCGTTAGTATATTTCAAATACTTTCGGTCGTGTTATTTCGACTTTATTCGACAACTAACTGGAACTTATCGATTGCATTGCCCATAACGCCTGCATATCCGTCCATTCCGTTAGATGTTTCATCATCTATCTGCTCTGGATAGAAGTTGCGGTTGTCAAATACAGATACCATATACTTTGCATACTTCCAAGGCTCACCCTCTGGCGTATAGTAAATGATTTCTATTGCGTCAATCTCGTGCTTCTTGTCACCTGCATAGCCATTATCGTAATCGTCATAATTAAAGCCAGTAACATAAGGAAGCCAATCTCCGCCCTTTAAGTGAACTCTGTACTTAACTGAACCTCTGCTAACCTTGATAATAAGTGCTGTGATAGCTTTATTGTCGCCTGCACCAGCCCAATCTTCTCTATCTTCTACTTCACCCCACCATCTATCGGTATAAGCAGCATATGTAGCATATACGTGTTCATCTGTGCTATCCTCTGCGTTATCCTCTTCGCTGTTATCCTCTGCGTTATCTTCATCATTGTGGAAACCATAAAATTCTGATAAGTCGCAAACTCCGTCTACACCGTCAATTCTTGCGCTAGAAGTATACTGCCACCCCGCAAGATAATGGTCGATACTGGGTGTCTTATCTGCATTAACATCATCATTTAACTGCATTTCATCATAGCCTAAGTAATAACGTGCTATCCAGAACGGACAATCTAAGTCGCTAGGGTTTGTATAAGGTTTGATGTAGCTACCATAGAATGATAAGCCAGTATATACACCGAAGTCATATCCTGCACCCTCAATAACCTCTTTGTAAGCCTTGATAATGTCGATAAGCTCTGAACCTAAGTTTTGCATACAAGTATTTTCAACATCCATCCAGACAGTTACCTTACGTCCGTCAAGCACTTCAAGTACTCTGTTAGCCGCCGCAATAGCTTCTTCTACTGTCGGTGTGTATACATAGTTATATACACCGCAGATATGTACACCTGCTAACTGACAGCCTTTCCAGTTGTTTTCAAACTGCTTATCTGGGTCAAAATCACGTCTGATAACCTTAAGGATAGCGTGAGTAAGTCCCGCCGCCTTAACTCTGTTCCAGTCAACTACACCATTCCACGCTGAAAAATCTCCGCATTTAATCATAATTAAAATACCTCACTTTCTACTGTTTCTGTTGCATCTGAACTAACTGTGTTATCTTCTGTGCTGTATGTTGCCTTGTAAGTATTTTTAACGCCATCAAGAAAGCTCTTAAGCTCGCTGTCTAGTGCTATATCATTCGCCAAGTATGCCGCAAAATCATTGAAGCTAGCTGACATACTAACTGTGCCGCTTTCGCTGATTGTAGCTGACAGATAAGCTACCTGTTTAAGTGCTCCATCTGAGTTTTGAATGGATAATGTTCCGTTCTTCTGAATTGATGAGTTGATGTCTAACATTGTGTTTTACCTCCTAATTCGCATTAAAAAAGGACACCCGAAGATGTCCTTAATTGCTTAATTGCTTTTCCAATTTTTTAATACGCATATTCTGCGATTGTACAGTCGCAACTATATCCGCTATTAATTCATCATAGCGTAATGCGTATCTTGCTGTTAGCTCTTTAGTTGTATTTCCGTTTTCGTCTGAGACTTGTGTTTCGTAGTTATCATTATTAATCTTTTTATCGATAAATAATCCCCAGTCATCTTTCATAGTTTCTTTAACCTGCTGTGCAATAAATCCGTGATGATAGCGATTAGAAGTACCGTTAATCATTTTAAATTCGCAAGGTTTTAAATTGTAGATAAATTCAGAAGAGTCTTCTGAATTCAATAAATGAACATCTTTTTTTACGTTCTCGTCTGAATCAGAAGCAATTGTTCCATAAATTGACCCGAAACATCGCAAATCATATCCTATGTATGCACTTCCATATACTGACAGTTCGCAGTTCTCGTAGTGTCTGTCCTCTGTATTTGTAATTCTGACATTTTGTGTGTCTTTTCCCGAATTTGGATTATAGCAATATACTGTAAGTGTCGTTGGTTTTTTAATATTGTCTTGGTAACCGCCATTCATCGAAATATTGGGCGAAAAAAACTCTAATGATTTGTTTAAATCGTCGTTTATTCTTATAACGAATTCGTATTCCGTATTTTCTGTTTTCTCTTTGGTACAATTTATTCCGACAACATCTCCCAAATCTGCATTTAGCACTAAAGCTCTTCTTACTTCATTATTGCTAGTATAGTATCTTGTTGTAGTTATCGAACCTACATAATTTTCGTAATCGTCGACCCAAGAATAGAATTTAATGTAATTTTGGTCTATCGACATTCCTTTAATTCCATTATTTCGATATGTCGACAATATACCATTATCAATTGAGAAATTGCCAATTTGACCTTTAGAAGCATACATATATCCATCCGCACGAACGTACCAATTACCATAATATGCCCCATCTCTTTCTTCTTGGCAAGAGAATGTCCAAGCTTCGGAATCAGCGGGTGCCTGTATATAAGTTCTATATTTGCCGTAATCTTTATAAATAGAAGACTTGCTGATATCCCAGCCTCCAATCGTGCCAGACGAAAAATAGCCGCTTCCTGTAATTTGTGCGTTAGTTGCATACAGTTTACCGGTCTGACTTATATAAAAATTAGGACTTTTGCTGTATCCCTCATCTTCGGTTCCGTGAAAAACCGAAAAAACATATGGTGTAATATCGCCAGGTATTTGTAATGCAATTCTGAATAAGTCATTATTCTGCTTAAATATTGTACTTATTGAATCTTTAGACACTTTCCAGCCGCCAACGTTTCCGCCGTCTGAAATCAGATTGCTACAAGTTATAGTTCCGTCTGCTGTAATGCTGGTGTTCGTGCTGTTTAATGTAAACCTGTTGCCACTTAAATTAAGCCCACCCCTTGCAGTAATATTTATTGTATCTGCAATAGCTTCGATAGCACTCTTAAGCTCGCCTGTTTTAGGGTCTTTTTTGATATATAAATCAAGGCTTGTTTTAGTTGCATAACTTTCTAAATCGCTTGACTTAGCGTAAGTTCCACTAAGTGCCAAACTAATACTTGAACCATTATCATTAATTTCCTGCGTAATTTTGTTAATCATAGTAGTTGTTGTACTATAATTATCTGTCAGATTTTTCTTTGTCTGTGTTAATTCTGTTGATATGCTATTAAGATTAATCTTAAGACTAGCGTTCTGATTAAGCATATAGGCTAATTGTGTGTTAGATACCTCTTTCCAACCCCAATTACCTTTACCATCTTTAACCCAACGCCAAGTTTTTTGAGCTGTTTCGTTGTATGCTATTGCCCCGTGATATTTTGCGTATTCATCATTGCTATAAGTCCAAGTAAGATTATCGCTTGGAAATAAATCATCTGACGGATAAATAGGTATGAACCAATCAATAGCTGGGTAATTATCTTTGTTAGGTGTTTCTGTAACTGTATACACCATAAAATTATCGTTCGTTTGTTGGTATAAGTCGGATAACGTGATTTCGTAGCTATCTAGTTTCTGATTAACAGTAGAAAACTTAGTCTGAATGCTTTCAGTATCAACATTTTCAGTCCACCACAACTTGTTAGTGATAAAATCACTAGCAACTTTCATCATACCGCCCCATTGAGTATAATCTTTGCCAGCACCACTTGTTATAGCTTGCATAATGACATTAAGTGTCTGCCCCTCGTTGTCCAGATAAATTTTATTGCTCTTAAGTGTATGGGTGTTATCGTTATTGATAACATTAAATAGTGTTTCAATATCCAGCTTGCTTGCATTGATATTAGCATTATCTTGAACAACATCATCACGAACAACTTTCCTCGTAACACCTTTTTCAGTAAGTCCTAAGGCATCAAACATAAGATTGCCAGCTTTATCCCAGACATACATATTGTAGTCCGAATTAGCGTCTTTACCTATTTGAACTCTTATTCTGTCAGTATCTTTGATGATAATTGTATTGTCTTGCCAGTAAGACATTCCATTTTCACTATGAACCTTAAATTTAGTAGTGTTAAGGTCAAGTGCTGTAATCTTGCTCGCGGCTATGCTGTCAATCATAGCGTCTTTAATCTGTGCATTGCCAATAACACTTACAACTGCATTAGCGAATTCTGTTGTTAAGCTTTTACCTGTCGCTGAACCAAACATTAAGGTCTTAATGTCTGCCACATCTGCGTTTAACACACCTATCTGTGCATAATCTGCTTGTAACTTAGCAATATTAGCTTCATTAATCGTAGCTTTACTTGCTGTCAAATTAACAATTTCCGCTGTGACAGCTTCAATCTTGTTAGTCTTTAATTGGTCGATATACGCTTGATGTGCCTTTAAATTCTCAACATTGGCATTAGTTATATCAGCATTTTCAATAACTGCCTTGTTGATTAAGACTAAATCAGCGTAGTATCGTTCCATTTGCTTTGTTATCGGTCCAGCGGCTATATTGCTGTTTTCTGTGTCAGATTGACCTATAGATGTAACAGTATCCATAAGTCCGCCGTCGCATTCGTGCGTAATCTGCATTATAGGCACTTTGTAATCAACGCCGCCCTTATTAACAGTTATAATGTCGCCTACTTCAAGCCGCCAGTCGCCGACAAACTTAACTGTAAGCGGTCTAAACTGAAAGCCGCCTATCTTTTTATAAATCTCATTTAAGTTAGCTTGTGTCATAAATGGATTAGCAAAGCTAAGTCCAGTTGTACCACTGCCGCTAGTGATTGTGCTAGTTTCCTTATCACCAGACTTTGTATTGTTACAAGTTAGCTTTCTTATCGTAAAATCTTTGCTAGTGGTAAAAGTAACCCCTTGCTGATAGTATTGATGTCCGTCAAGCACATAACCGCTATCTTTGTACCACTTTATTTCAAGGTTTCCGTCAGAATTAATAGCCGCATTTCCACCTTGTAGCATAGCCATATAACCAATCATTTCACGCATTGTATAACCTTGTGGCTTATCTATGATTGTATGTGTGTTTGTTATGCTAGTTGCTAACTGTATGCCTAGCTTTGTACAGATTTCCTCTAAAATAGCCTTATCTGTACTAGGATAAGTCAAAGCTGAAAAATAACCTTTTTCAGCTTTGTACATCTTGTCATAAGCTGTGTACTTAGTGTATTCGCCGTTACTTTCTTCTTTAGTTACAGTAAATATGCCTATCTGTACATACTCAATGCCGCTATCGCCCTTAACACCCTCAAAAATGGTTATATCCTTATTTTCAAGCGTGATTTCTGGATTATAAATAGAAAAGGTAACACTACTACTGCAAGTGTTACCTATGGAAATGCTATTGTTCGGATTGATTATGTTGCTGTACTTAAACTCATTAAGTGTCTGATTGTATTCTTTTCCGTCAACTAAATATTTGCTGTAATATCTCGCATACAGCAAATTGAAATCCGCACCCCAATTAATATTTTTCATTAGGTTGCTCCTTTCTGCTGATTAATCGTTAATCATAAAGCTAAGTGCGATAATCTTAGCTGGCTCAATGGCTTCACAACTATCAAATGCACTTATATCAACTTTTGTGTATTCAGATACTTCTATTTCCTGTTCTCCTAGTTCTTCAAGTTCTGATTTTATCTTATCGTTGTTATCTTTATTTTCCTTTCGTATCTTTTCTATCGTTTCTACTACCGCTTTAAAGTGTGGCTCTAATGCCTTAATATTAGACATAATGGCAACTGCTAATCTGCCACCCATTTTAAGCTGTGCCACGCTTGCAAGTGCTTCATAATGTGCTAAAACTTCATTTCCTGTTATTTTCATAGTTAATCTCCTTATTTCTGAATTAAACTTAATTTTGCTCCGACTATTAATCCGTCCTCATTCTTTGCTCTTGTGAGATACGGATATGACACATCTCCTGTGTATATTGTCATTTCCTTTTGCTGACCGCCTAAAAATAGGACTTGTGCTGTTGGAAATGGGTTATCTATGTCGCTTACCACATTATCAAGTATTAGTGCCTGTTCACCTGTTAATGGTGGTAATTGAAGCTCTACTTTGTCTTTAATAGCTACGATTGTGCCTACCATTTCGCCATAGTCGTTCCTGCCTGTGTTTTTAGACCATATCTTATTTCTACTGTATGTGTAGCCGTTATATGCTACCGGGAATGTTACTCCCTCGATAATTACAGCACTTATCATTCAATCGCCCCTTTCTGCCTAAAATAGGTAACAAAAAAGGAACATATCATCTCTGATACGTTCCCTTAGTTTCATATATTTATATTTTCAAGTTGTCCCTACTGCTAACATTTTATTTTAATACCCATTTTGAATTTTTATTCATTAAGTTAATTAAACAGCAATATCTTCAATAAACATATTGCTTAAATAAAATAAGTGAAATTGTAATATGTTTGTCCTTGATTTGCCTCAATTTCGGTATCACTATAAATTTGTAATGCACCATTAGGTGTCAATTGTCCATATGCCACAAACCCCGCCGGATTATATACTGTGACCGGAAATTTTATAGTTTTACTCGGTCTATATTCCTTAGGCAGAGTTGCGACTGTTGTCCAGCTCCTAATTGCTACAGTATTGGTTAGTTTAGCTGGCATTATATTTACCAGTGCCAAAGCAGGTGCGTATGTTATGATAGCATTTTCGTACGTTGTTGTTGTATTGTTGTTCAGTTCACTTATCATATCGTTATTATTCTTAATTCCGTCTTCCATATGGTTAAGTCTATCTGGGCTTATTGGAGTACCGCCGCTAGTGCCAGCTTTCCACGCTTGCTTTATGTATTGTATAAAATTCATAGTAAAACCTCACTTTCCAAGCACACAAAAAGGACACCTCACAATTAAGTGAAATGTCCTTGTCATTTTGCTATTTATTTGTTATTATTGACGTGAGCAACTTATATGTACTCATATGTGCTAATCAGAACAGGTCTACCCAATTTGTTCTGATTTTTTATAGCTGTAAATTTCTTACAGCTATTGAATTTTCTTTCTGTTTGAGCTATTATATCTCACAAGAGAACTTATGCAACATTATTGAATAATTGCAGTATAAATTCTCTTCCAAGTTGGGTAATTCGTCTATGATAGATTACTTTACCGCTGTCAAGAATTTCTTGTTTAATTTCCTCATATCCCATACTGCTGTATGGTGAGTAAAGAACCCAAGTTCCATTGACATTGTACTGAATTTTTCTATCAGCAAGCAACTTGTTAAGTTGAATAGCAGAATTTAAGTTCAGCTCTTTAGCAATCTCCGTCATTGTATATGTTTTATTGACGTGTGTTAAGATAGTGTTCTTTCTTTCTGCTTCAACTCTTGCTTGCCTTTCTTTTTTTAACTTTGTTAATAATTCTATTCCAAAGTCTGGATTATTCAGTATTTCATCAATAACATTATCGGTAGCATATATTCCATTCTTGCGAATTGACGGAATAATCTCATCAGCTACTAATGCTTGAAATTTCTCTGCTGTTTCATTTTTGGCTTTCATTGCTAGGCGGTAGAAGATGTTTTCTGGGATAAAATCATCTTTCGCAACTTCCTGCGAAAATCCTATTTCTAACAAATATTGTCTAACTGTATTCCATCTAACATATGTTGTTCCCTTACTATTGTCAACAAATCCTAATCCTCTGGCAACGTTTTCCAATCTTAAATAAGCAACGCCATTCTGCTCATAGCAGTCTACGCCGCAAATATTCTTAGTGTTCATTGGTGCCTTAATCTCATTGTGAGTGTCATCTTTTGTAGTTGGATTATTATAACTCATTATTTTACCTCCTACAAATTTATCATTTGCTCAAAACAGAACTTATTGCGTAGTGGGAGTATATGCCCACAATGCCTCACGCAATAATATTATGCCACTTCCTTTGTAGACTTGTCCTGTCCCTTTAAATCAAAATTATTAACATTGTCCTGAATAGTTTCTAACTGCTGTAAAACTCCTATGAGAACATATCCTATTCTTTCGTTTTCCATATTTGCTAAAACTTCTGTTACTGTTGCGTGTGCAATTTCTGACGCTATGTCAATATTTGTTACGATTTCTACATTACTCATTTGTTTTTCCTCCGAAAATATTCTTGAATTTTCCGAAAGAAACTGATATGATAGATTTATCAATTCCTTTCGGATTGGTGGTTTGAGTAGCAACTAAAAGTTTTGACCGACTTGTTGCTACTCTTTTTTGTTGTCTTTAAGTTCTTTTTCTACTAACCCTATACCTTTCATAATGGTGTCGGTTCTTGTTAATTTCAATTCATCAGCACATTTCTGAATACGATTAGCTTCATCTTTTGTTATTCTGATATTAAGATTAACATTTCTAGGGTTTTCCTTATGTGGTCTTCCTGCTGGACTAATAATAATCACTCCTTTCAATTATTGCCCTTGCAATATTTATGTTATTATAATAACTGCCCTTGCAATAATTGTCAAGCACTTTTCAATAAAAAATGGAACGCACCGAAAAGATACGCTCCATTAAAATCATGTATTACCAAAAAATCAGCCCACATCTGTTACACACAAACCTATGTTGTGAATAAGTTCCGCCCTGTTGCTTAATCTTCTCTTTCTTATTAACCAGCGTAAACGGTCTAAACGGATTCAAATTAACGGTATATCTTGTCTTAGTTTTCTGTGGTACAGTTGTTGTAATCTGTGTGTGAGAGCAGTCCCAACTGCTACATCTTGGACAATATACTTCAACTAAGCCGTTTTCTGTCGCTCTGTACACTCCTTTAAAGTTAGGATTTAGTGGGCGTTGAATTTGTGGTTGCTGTTTTTTCTTTATTCCTAATACTTCCAGCATTTTATATAAGCCTTTTTTTAACATATACATTCCCCCTTATCTTTAGTACTTTAAATATATTCTTTTATTATTTATTTGTCAATTAATAAGGGAATGCTGCTTGCCCTGTCATATTAGTGTAGTTATTAGCTTTATCCTGTACCATTGTAAACAATTTATCAGCGTCACCTTGTAGTGTTATATTAACGTTGTTGTTGGCTTCTGACATAGCCGCTACAACCGCATTGTATACTGCTGGATAAACTGCATTAGCAATACCTGTTGTAATTTCTTGTTGATTGGCTACTGCTGTTCTTCCGTCCATAGTACCAACCATTTCGGGTGCTACTTCATTAGCAACGAATAACTGTCCTTTGTTTGGAAAGCCGCCATTTGCATACCAATCAACACTTATCTTGGGCACTTGAGGTGGCACAAGACTAAATTCGCCATCAATATCGAAATGTGGCGTTTTTATATGTGGAAAGCTAAGTCCTAATTTGTCCCACCAATCTTTGAAATTATACCACATATCTCTTACTTTATAAAAAAAGTTCTCAACGGCTACTGAAATTTCACTAAGGGATGGTTTGCTATCCCACCAATTAACTACATTATTCCACTTATCTTGTATGCCTACTCTTATTCCATCTGCCATATCACGCCATCTATCTGCCGTAAAGTAAGGTGCTACGTGATTATTCCACCAATTGTAAATTCCGGTTGTGCTCCACCAAGAAGAAAAATCAGACCATTTATCTTGTAGACTTGACTTGAAATTATCACCCAAGTTGTTCCATTTATCTTTAGCAAACCAAGGCGTAACATCATTATTCCACCAATTATATATACCTGTGCCACTCCACCAATTATTGAACGAAGTCCAACTATCAGTTAAGCTGCCCTTTGCGTTATCTCCAAGAGATTGCCATTTTGCTTTTGTAAAATAAGGTGCTACGCTATTGTTCCACCAGTTGTATATTCCTGTACTACTCCACCAGTTATTAAAAGAAGTCCAGCTATCTTGCAAGCTATCTTTTGTATTATCTCCAAGTGACTGCCACTTCGCTTTAGTAAACCAAGGCGTAACATCATTATTCCACCAATTTACGATTGCTGTATTATTCCACCAATCTGTAATTTCATTCCATTTTTCTTGTGCAGCTATTTTTATATTTTCTATGCCATCTTTTGCTTTTTTTACATATTTACTATCATCTATGCTTGCTGAAAATTCCGTAATAAATTTAAGTGTAAGAATTCCGCCCGGAATAACCAAAGAAGCCAAAATTCCTGCAATTCCCCATTTGTCGTATATCTCCTGGTAAGCACCCCATATTAATTTTATTGCTGATACTCCTAAGTCAATTGCTAGGTCCAAAATTTTTACAGTTATTTTTCCCAAATCTATACCTTCAATAAACTTTATTATATTTCTTCCTAATTGTTCCCAATCAACAGAACTAACAAATCCATCCGCAAAATCCAAAACATTGCAAATAGCTTCTGTAATTGCTTCTCCTGTTTTTTTCCAAGGAAAAGCATTTATTCCTTTATTCATTTGCTTACCTACGTAAGTACCTATTCCGTACCAGTCGCCTTTTTTTATAGCTTCCTCTATTCTGTCAGCCCAGGCAACTGCCGAATTCTCCATATTAGCAAACGCCTTATTCCACGCCGCTTCATATTCTGCCGCCGCCTTAGCAATATCGTCTGTCAAATCAATAGTGCTACCACCGCCACCACCACTTGAACCCTTGCTTGAGCTTGTATCGTCCTGCAATTTATTAATTTCATCAAATCCCATAAGGGATAATGTAGCTTTCTTAGCTGAATCAGCTACATCTTTGTAGCCGTCTGAAATATCTTCTAAGCCATCTGATGTGTCTTTATAGCCACTTTGTCCGAAGCTCTCAAAGTCAATCTTAACACCCATTAAAGAAGCAAGATTGACTAATAATCTTTTGATTACAATAGTTACTCCGTTTACTACTGGCATAACCTTTGAAAGAATTGGGATAAATAGCTGTCCTGCTACCATTCCTACCTCTTTCATATTGTTGCTGAACTGGCGTAACATATTACTTGGGCTGTTAATCGTATTGGCTAAATCACCCCAAGATACTTTACTTTGGTCTAATATTGCTAACACTCTTAACTGCTGTTTTTCCATCTGTGTCATTTCTGATACAGACTTAGAAATGCCTAAGTTATAAGCATATGTCGCTAATGTAGCATTGGTAATATCAATACCATACTTGTACAATGCCCTCGATTGTCCGATTAAACCGCTTTGTAAGTTCTGTGCTACTGTTGAATAGTCCACATTGAAAAGTGAGCTTATATCGCCCGCAAGCATTGTCATTGACTTTGTTATAGCCGTTGTTGCTTCGCCTGTCTGTCCTAACGAATTAGTAACAGAAGCTAACTGTGAAGCATACTGTGTTATCTCTTGTATGTTAAGTCCTAAGTTCTTTACTCCGCTTTCTTCAAGCAAGCCACCTTGAACATTAACTTTTAAACCAGACAGCTTTCCGAGAGTATCGTTTACTCTGCTTTGGAAGCTCTCTGCATATGCTGTTGCGTTATCATATCCGTACTTTTCGTAATCTTTATCCCACTCTGAACCAATCTTACCAAACGCAACCGCTTGATAGTTGAACGCTTCAATGTAATCTGTTGTTGACTTGATGGCTTCTATAAGTTTCTTACTGCCACGAATTACCATAAAATAAGTGGCATAAAACTTACCTATTGCACTTGCCAAGTTCCAACTGCTCTTAGTCGCTGTCCTGACGCTCGTAGAAACGCCATGCAGTGACTTTTGAAGTGAGTTTGAAGAAGTACCCACCTTGCTACCTTGACTAGCAAGATTAGCCAATGCGTTAGTCATTTGAATAACATTCTGACTTACTGTTGGTGCTCTTGATAGCGTTGTCATTAAGCCATTTAAAGCATTGCCTAGCTTCGGAATGTTTAAAACGGCATTTTCTATACTCTTACTGCCTAGCTTACCAAGTGACTTTGCAAATTCTGTGACTTGTGTTGCATTTTGCGGAATAGCTGATATGCTTGCAACTGCCTTTGTGACAGCTTGAAGTGATGTAGCTGTGTTAGTTAGTGCAACTGAATCAACAGAACCTATCTTTGTGATGTTCTTAGCAAGTCTTGTAAAATCTGCTGTTCCTGCGTTCATATTCTGCATAGCAGAACCTAACTGACTAACACCGCTTGCAAGACTGCTTAATGATGAACCATTTACAGTCGCAAGTGATGTTGACAGCCTTGTAAGCTGATTTATCAGTTTATCAACAGAATTGATAGCTTTAGTGGCAGTACCGGTAATTTTGACTTCTAATGAATCTAATTCCACGCTTATACCTCCGGCTTATCATTTTTAGGGTGTGTTAAATCCCAGTTTGCTTTTCGTATTTTCATATTCAAAACAAACTCTTCTCTCTTTCTTTGTATTTCATCTTTGCTGTTCTCTTTTTTGTTAATATCTCTATAAATAGGCTTGTCTGGGTATTCAAGCTCGCCTTTACCCCAAGCACCACTTCTAACACCTATCTTGATTGCTGGGAGTATGTAACTACCTATCGCAAGCCATATATCTGAATCCATTCGTTGCCTTTCAAGTTTCTTACCCTCTACAACAGCCCATAGCTTTTTAGGTGTCATTTTAAGAAAGTCTGAATAACTAACGCCTAGTGAACTGGCTAAAACAAAGTATTCTTCCCAGATTATTTTGTGGAAGTCTGCTTTTTCTTGTGGTCTTGTGGAACTACTGTCGGCTTCTTCTGCTCCTGTGTCGCTTCTTCCACATTGTTCGCCATTTCCTCTAACATCGCTGTTATTCCGCTCAACTCGAAAAAACCATCATCTTCCATCGCTTTCTTGATTTCTTCAAACAATGTTCTATATCCATAACTCTTATCTGTCTTTCTCTTCTCTGTAATATATGCTCTAGTGAGTTCCTTTGCTTCATCCATAGTTACTGGGTTATTGTCAATACAGCCTGCATAAATGGCTAAAATGCAAATCTCTGGCACATCTGCTGTCATATTTGCCAATCCATCAAAGGAAGCCTGTGCAACACTCTTATCTGTCTGTGCAAGTAAGTAAGAACCATTAACGACAGAAAACATTTTCTGCACAATTTCCTTGCATTCTGCTGCACCAAAGCTAAACTCAACTTTGTATTCTTTTCCATTTACATTAATATTCATCATAATTTTTACCCTTTCCCACCCTATCGTCCATATAGGGAAAGGTGCGGATTTTACACCGCACCTACCTTTTAAAATAATTATTCTGTTACATCATCAAGATATGATGTGTAGTCGGCTGTTTTGGCGTTTTCTACGCTATCCGACACAGCCTTTTTTGATTTAGTCGAATAGCTCATTATTCCCCCGATGTTGGGGTTACTGCTGTATCTGTTCCTACCATATCCTCAATAATAAGGTTGATAGCCATTGTAAGAAGTCCGTTCTGCTCCTTACTTGTAATTGGTAATTTTGATGGTGGTTGTGCTACAAAGAACTCTGCGTCTGTTATGCCCGGAGTAATCTCCTGAAACCACATTCTCTTACCGCCTGTTAATCCATTGTATGCTGTAATAAGAGTTTTCCATTCTTCAATAGTTGCGTCTGTCTTATTAACTGTTACTGCAACTGTATCTGTGACTGTATCTCTGCCTGCAATGTTTCTTGTCTGCTTATCTTCAAGTGCCGAAGCATCTATTGCTTCTGGTGTTACTGTAATTTCATCAATAGAATTAATTCTTGTAAGTAACTTGAATGATGTTGGCTTTGTACCTGCTGTTGTTTCAACTCCATAAGAGAAAGTAACGCCCAGTGTACTTAATCCTGCTACTGCATCTGCCATTGTCTACCTCCTAAAAATTCGCAAAAAAATAAGAGCATCTCTGCTCTTTGTTACAATAATCTGTCATTTGCTCCGATTAACCGCCTAAATCGTGCGGTACTCTTATGTACTTTATTACTGATTGAGAACTCTGGCATTGCATTGCCTTGAAATCTCATTGTCTTGAATGTATCCGTAATTACTGTCATAACCTTACGACAATCGGACTTGCTTGTGTTAGTGGTAACATCCACTTGAAATGTCGCTAACAATGCGTTAATTGTCTGTCCATCAAGCGTTTGTCCTTGTTCTACTGCTGGCAGTAAATGAATGTATACTGTTGGGAATACTGCTTGACCGCTGTTTTCCCCCTCATTAGTTATGGCTATCTTTGGATATGTTTTCTTTAGTTGCGTTAGGGTTTTAGCCTTGACAAGTGCTGTGACTGTATTTTCAAGGTCTGTCGCCCAATCGTTTGCATTTGCCATTAACTAAACACCTCTCTTGCTATCTGCTTATACTGATTAATAATCTCCATTGTGGCGTTGTACATAGGCATTGTAGCTTTAACGCCGTGCGTGTAGTGCCATTGATTATCATTACCTAAGTAGTACCAGCCGTCGCTGAATGCGTGGATTTGTCCTGGATATGTTCCTACGCCCAAGCCGAAATCATTAGCCTTTGGGTTCTCGTTGCCACTGTTGTAATAAATGCCTGCGCCAAATTCAATCGCTAACAGCGTGTAAAATGGCTCTCTATCTTCTACTTCAACAGTTTTACCGGTAGCAATTAAAATAGCTTGGTAGCCATCTTGAATAGGCTTTCTGTCAACTCTCAATGTTACTGTCCTACCTAATGGACTTTCGTTAACACTCATAATTGCCGCTTTGTCGCCTAATTCTGCTAATCGTTCAACAAGCAATTCACATTTATACTGTAAACTCTGCTTATACTGTTGTAACTGTCTGATAGCTTCATTTACAGACTTTTCAGACAAGGATATATTAATTGTATGTCTTGCCATAATGCACCTACTTTACAACTGCTTTAAGCATATACTTAGTTGAATATAATGCCGGTTTGATGCCTACAATGGTAAAGTCTGCTGATGTTTCATCAACAAGTCCATCAGATGTGTATGTAGGCTTGCTATTAAGCCATATAAGGTCGCCTTTTTGAATAGGTAATGTATCCCTATCTGTCAGCAAAATAGCGTCAAAATCAGCCGTATCAAAGCCGTATTCTTTGCTTTGTGCTTCTCCGCCGCTGAATGATATGTTGGCTTTGAAATCGACCGGCTCTGAAAAGCCCGTTTTCTCTTCAAGAACTTTAGGTATCTTATTTCCCTCATCATCAAGATAAGGAATGAAGTTACCCTCTGTATCGGTATATCCCTCATAAAGGATATTGCCGTCATCGTCTCTTTCGTAGATAATTACTGTCTGTCCTTGAAGTGAATACTTCATAACCTGCTTATTAATGTCAAGCATTGTTCTTTACCTGCTTATAAATCTGATTAACACCTGTGCTTGATAATCCGGACACAATTCCTACTGCGATTGCATTAAGAATATCATTTGCTGGAAAGTCAGGTATTACATACATACCTATAACGCCTAATATACCGCCTGCAACGCCTACAATTATAGGAATGTAATTATCCTTAATGTGTGGAATTGCCTTAGCTCCTAAGCCTATCAGATATGTTATTACAACGATTGCTACAACTGTTGTTACCGATGTTATATCCATTCTGCTATACCTCCTTATCTTCATTAAGTCGTGCTTCCAATCCGTCTATTCGGTGGTGTGCCGACTTTACACTTTCCTCAACCTTAATAATCCTGTTATCGTGAGAATTAAGTTCTTTTCTCATTTCTGTAACTTCATTCTTTATCTCTGTTGTATTGCTTGATATTGTGTCAAGTTTCATATTTATGCGTGTATTTTCTTTTACACGCTCTGTAAGTTCTGCATTGTCAGACTTTTTGTTGTTCTTAAGATTAAATCCCAACGTAAACAGTCCGAAAAAGACGGAAAAAGCAACTGAAATAATGCTTATAATTACTGCTATTGGCATTGATATACCGCCTTTCATAATTAATAATGGCACACCGCCCACCACCCTTAATGTGTGCCGCCTGCTACCATATTGCCAACATCAGCAAAATGGTAACGCACAATCTTCTTTAATATTCTGTAATGCCCTATAGGCGTTATAATACTTTAGCAAATGGAAATACTCCAACAAACAAACTATCTCTATCTCTCCAAGTTCTGTTGACACCATTCTCATTGTAGCTTGCCATAAATGCTTCACCAGCTTGTGAATGGTCGTAGACAGCCAGATTAACAATAACACTCTCAAATTTCTTCAAGTCCTCGGTTATCATTTCATCTGTGTAGCTGTCGGGATAACACCTTTTTGCCTTTACATCTTCTGTAGCCTGTTTAATAAGCTGTTCGATTACTGGATTATCTTCTTTGTTATCGAACACTACCACATCAGATGTCGTATTATCATCATTTGTGACTGTATCAATATGAAATTGTTTAAGTCTGATTTTGACTTGCTCTAATGTGGTGTATTCCATAATTTCAGCTCCTATAATCCTAATTTCTCAATTAACAATTCTTTAAGTTCTGCTCCCGTAAGCTCCATTGCGTTCTCAATACCTTGTTCTAAGGCAAGTGTCTGTAAGTCCGCTGTTGGCATGCGCTTAATAGCTGTCTTTGTGTAATCGCTTGTAGGTTGAGCAGGAAACTTGTCCTGCTCTTCCTCATACTTAAGCTCATCTCCATAAACAGCTTCCTGTCTTACATTATCTGCTGTTACTTCTTCGCTCTGCTTTGCGGCGTTGATTTTATGTCGTCTTAATAACATATAAACACCTCTTACTTTCCGAACTTAGCAAGAACAACCTTTGAATCGTTGCTTAAGACTGCTGTATAGTGTTCATCGCCAGAGATAACAGTTGTCTTTGCAAGGATATCTCTGTCCGATTCAATCTCAACGCTTCTCTTCATATAGATTGTAAGTGCGTTCTCTTCCTCTGACACGCCATCTGCACCTGTGTCCTCGTTAGGGTCTTCTGCTGACACGATAACAATCGGACAAGCGTAGAACTCTGTTGTAACAGCCTTTAACTTGCTACCTACCTTGATTTCCTTGTCCTTTGGCTTAAGCGTATGTGCAAGTGCTGTGTCAAGATGAACATTAGTTGCATCCTCGCTTGTTGTATCAGCTACAACATTGATTGTTCCTGTTGAATCATCAAGTTCATACTTAACCAGCTTTACTTTCTTAGACTTAACAACCTGTGCTCCTGCGATAGAACCGATAGTGCCATTCATAATTACATTAAGTGGATACTTGTCATTGCTCTTGAAATCAGCGTCATTAAGCAATGTGGCTTCCTGTGCTGGATTGATGAACAATATCTTTGTAAGTGATGAATCTGATTCATCATCAAATTTGCTATTAGCTGCTACAACTGCTGAATAGCTGATAGGTGCTGCTGTTCCATCGTAATCAATAGGTGCTGTGCAAAGTGCGTCATAGCTGTCATTATCAACCTTTGCAGCGATTGACATAGCAATCTGATTGATAGCTGTACCAAGTGGGTCGCCATAACCAGATAATACTGATTCATCTGTAAGCTCTACAGCCTTACCTGCTTTCTTAACCTTTGCTTCTGTTGTAGATGTTGTAAGTACTGTTGTACCCATAGCAACACCTTCTGCTACATCTTCTGCATCACCAATATAAGCATACTTTGGTACAACGATTGTGCTTCCCGGTCTGCCTACAAGTGTTGTATCAACTCTTGCAATAGGTGAGAACTTAATCTTCTTTGGCAACTTAGCTGATACCATATCAGCCATTACCTGTGGGTCTACTAAATTTGCTAACTTAGTCTGTGGCATAGTTTATTTACCTCCGTTTTCTACTCTGTGAACTTCTTATAAAGCTCTGGATTCTTATTTTTGAACTCCACTCTTTCGTGGTAATTCATCTTGTTGAACTGTTCCTGTGTTATCGTGCTTTCTTCTCCACCGCCTGCATTAATAGCCGGTCTTGATTTAAGCCACTCTGCCTTAGCTTCTTTAACCTGTCTTTGCACTTCATTAGCAATTACAGTTGCTATAAGGCTATGGTCTGCGTCTGCAACTGCCTCAATCAAAGAATCAATATCCTTTCCATCGCCTATAACTTTCTGATAAGCATTGACAGCTTTCATATGATTAAGCTCTTTGCTCATGTTCTCGAACTTTTCAGCCTGCAACTTTTCAGCTTCCGCCTTTGCTTCCGCTTCCTGTTCTTCTGCTGTCTGCTTCGAGCGAAGTTCTTTCTTGTACTTAGCTGCTTCTGAACTGGCTTTATCGGAAGCGTTCTTATACTTCTCTTTTTCAGCTCTTTCACTAGCAAGCTGCGCCATAAGTTCTTCTACGCTAGGTGTCTGTTCTTCGTTCTGTGGCTCATTATTAGTTGTTGGTTCTGTTGTTGTGTTAGTTACATCTGCCATAATTTCTTTACCTCTGCTTTCTGCGTTTTTTGTTGTTCTCTCAACTTCTTGCGATATTTGTATTGCCCTTTCTCTAGGGCATATAAAAAGCCACAAGGCATTTCCTACCCTGTGGCTCAATATCAATTTATTTATCTGTTCTGCTCTTATCTATAACTGGACTATTTTCTGTCTGGTCTGATAAGTCTTGCATTGTGCGGTCTTTGTTAGGCGATTGTTCGCCATCTCCGCCCTCTGCTTGGTTCTGTGTGTCTTTGTTAATTATGCTGTCTTGATATGCCTTAACCATTTCTCCGCTTCTTGCTACAACATCGTTAGGGTCATCAAAAAATGGAATTGCATCAACTGTATCTTTAAGACTAAATCCGTGGCTTATCAATGTCGCCATAGCGTTAACCTTAGTTGACATTTCATAAGTTTTTTGTCGCTTAATGTTAGGCTTTACATCTCTTGCCCTTAATTTAAGTAATGGATTACTGCTATTAACATTGTTTGACAGCTTAATAGCCGCAAGAACAACTTTTATTTCTTCCATTTTACAGCCATCAGTAATTAATTGCTGTTTTGCCGCTGCTGTTTCAGCCTGTGACCAGCCTGTTGCATCTGACATTGCAACTCCTGTACTTCCACCGCTATTATCATTTCGTTGTGGCACATTGCATTTCTGTAAGATTATCTGCCGCCTTGATTGGATATTATTAAGCATACCTGTGTAATCGTAATTAATTGCAAGTGGCTCAACTATTGGAGTTTTGCCATCTGCTGATGTATAGGTCTGCATCCATTCTCCAGATTTTGGTTTCCTTACTTTTTCAGTAATGTGTGGTGTTCCATCTTTATCAACTGTTGTTTCCTGTTCAACCGGGAAATCAACATCATTTGTATGCCATACTGCCTGTGTATTCTGTTCGACATCATTCGTAAAATCTGAAATGAGTAGGTTTAAGTTATCCATTTCAGATATTTGCCGTTCAAAACAGCCCATTCTATCAAATGACCTTGTGTATTCAATGATGGGGATTTTATGTAATGGGTTCTCTTCCCCGCTTCTCTCTAAAAATCCCCATTTTGTTTTTCCTTTTTCTGGTCCGTTAGTGATTTTTATTCCGTCGGTAATTTCATAGCGAATATCTTTTGTAAAACAGGTGTAATATCTTGTGCCGCTATGTTTGTCTTTGATATAAGTACCTGCAAGAATAATCCTCTTGTCACTATAAGCTGTTGACCTTACAACAAATGTTGTTCTTGGGTCTAATACATTATATGTGAAATAGCTTTCCCCATCCTCGTATTCTGTATTCACATCAATGAGGGCATATCCAACCCCACCGATTTCAACATATCTTGCAAGTTCCTGTTGCTTCTGCCTTGCGTTCTGTGATTCGTAGCAACTGTTTAATTCTGCTATAGCTTCTGTGAGGTTAGAATCCTCATTGTCGCCATTTTGAACTAGCGTTATAGGATTTCCCCACTTAAAACCTAAATTAAACTCTGTGACCTCGTTAGCCACATTATCACAGCACTCACAGTCAATGTCTGGTCTGTAAGTCTTTGGATTCTTCCTAACTATCGGCTGTATTCCTGCGTCATAATCAAGAAGAAACTGTATTCTGTTGGAATTAATATCATGCTTCAAAATTGCTTCACGCAAAATTGGTATTATATTGTCAGGTGTTATTTCTTTTGCACCTGTATAAATAGCAATTCTTCCTGTCTGCATTATCTACACCTCTAATAAAATGTCATACCGCTTGAACTTCTGCTTTGTGGTATTTCCTTAATTTGAAAATCATCATCATCGTTAGGCACATACCATATCCATTTACGGCAGTGTTTGCACGCCAGCTTATGTGTTCTTGGGTCTTTGCTGTCTGCCTTAGCCAAGAACTTATGGCAATTTGGACACATAATTGATTTGTCTTTATTTGTATAAAAATTCATATTTCTACCTCGTTGCATAACAAAAAACACCGCTACAATTAAGCAACGGTGCTTTTCTGATAAAGGATTGTTTTATGTTTATGAAGTTTGCTTTTGCTCAATATAATAATACAAGATTTTTTCGTCACAATCGTAACAACTTTTAATTTTTTTCAATAAATCTTTGAAAAGCCATTTTTACGCTGCTTTCAGAATTGCCGCCTATAATGTGTGCTATCTGAACCCAAGTCTTATTTTCTAAAAATCTAAGATTTATTATTCTTCTCATTCTGCTATCATCAACACTTGCAATAAATTGCTCGACCTCATTGGTTTTTTCAAGTAAATCATCTTCGAGCAACTGCAATGTGGCTTTTCTGGCGTAAAGAAGTGTTTTCTTTCTGCTGTACTCTGGGAATGGTATGCCCTCAATCTTAAAATGCTGCTTACCGCCATCGCCACCACTGACAGAATCTATAACCATTTCTCCGGCTTCAATTTTATTTATATCTTTTTCAAGCCGTTCTATCTTTAATCTTACTTCTTTTACCTCTTCTTGCAGGTCTGAATACTGCGATAAAACTTCCTTTGTTACCATAAATTCCCTCCTGTTATATTGGACTTGACATAATTACTGTCTTTTTTACTCTATTTCCTCTTTTCATTCTTAATGCAAAATTTGAAAAAACATCTGGTACATCATCGTGCAAATTTTTACCAGATACTGAATATTTCAATAACCAACTCATCATCTCTGCATAATCGCTCTTAGGTTCATATAGGCTTCTGTCTTTGAACACAATATGTTGCAATACCCAGCTAGAGCACTGAAATATTCTTGCTTCTTTGTTTGTTTCGGTTGGAGTGTCTGATATATTGCATAACCAGCCTTTTTCTTCTACTCGTTTTCTGACTTCATTTGCAACTCTATCTCCGCCTTGATTAGCTTCAAAATCGCAATCTTGTATTTCGTTATCGACAATTAAATTTGCTGAATTTTCATATTGTTTTTCGTAATCTGCCGAATTGTTGCATATAGTATCAGTGCAGTAATACGTTCCCTCATATCCTTCAAATTCAACCAGGCAAGGAAACACATAAAAATCAGTACCAGAGGATTTCGTGTCACATTGTCCAGTAATTCTTTTAATTCGTGTTTTAGGAAGTTCTTTGTATCTCATTATTTTGTTTTCTGGATAAAGCAATCCCTCACGTTCTATTGGATCTTGCTTATAAAGACATCTATAAGATATATCATCCATTGTCAGTGCTTGATCATTAAAAAATTCCACCGACATTCCATTATATTCATAGTCAAAATTGCTTTTCCCTGTTTTAGGGTCAATATCTGGAATCGAAATAATTTTTAGTTTTGGGTCGTTTCCATAAAGCTCAATAATATGTCCAATAATGTCTTTTGTACTCCATCTGGTCATTATAATTATTTCTTTTACTTGTTCGTTTAGCTTTCTTTGTTTTAAATCGACTCCATAAATTCTCCATATTTTTTCAAGAATTATTGGATTAAGTGCTTCTTCAATAGAGCCTATAAGGTCATCACAATATAAATAACGGTTAGTTCTAACCTTACCTGCGTTCTTAGCTCCTATTGATGAACATTGAATACTTGAAAATGCTTTGTATTTGCCGAAATTAGCTTCTTGTGCCTGTGCATTTGTGCTTTGTAATGGTAAATTAGGGAAAATAACATTCCATTTATATTCTTTATCATCTGTTGTTATGTCAAGCACTCCTTTATAGAACTTTCCTGTAATTTCGTTGCTGTGAGAAAAGAAAAGGCTGTAATCTTTAGGGTGCTTGCCAATTATCCAAGAGCAAAAAAATTTTTCCAGTGTAGTTTTTTGCGTTCCTGGTGGCATAGAAATACATAATCTATTATATTTGTCGTCTTCCAAATCTTGCATAGCTTGAATAAGCCCGTATTTATTAAGCTGTTTCATTTTTGGCTGATAAAATCTTTCACTCTCTTCTCTGTCTTTTTCAAGATAAAGCAAATAGCTGTGAAATAAGTGCGGAGCTTCAAGTAATAAGGTATCAAAATATCTATTAACTAAATCATTGTCTATATTGTTGTTGAATGTATATTTTTCAAGTTCAAAAATATCTATGCCTATATCACGCATACAAGCCTTTTCTATGAGTTCTTTTGCCCTAGCCGTACATTTTAACATTGTGTCAATTTCGCCCTCATTCTTGGCAAGCTGGCACACGTTGTAGTAGGTTTCTATGATGTTTTCATCTATTCCATTTTGGGATATGTATTTTTCGCAATCATCTATCAGTTGATTTAATTCAGAATTCAAGATAAGCACCTCCACTTAAAAGCAAAGGCGCTTATGGACCTCTGCCTATAACTGTTTTAGGGTAGCAACTAACTCTATTTGTTAGCCGGTAAAATTTTGTTAGAATAATACGTCACGGACAGCCGGATGTAATTTCTGCACAAGTGCATTATAATCATCAATTACATATCTTGCTGGAATCATATATGCTTTAATGCCATATCTTTCTGCTGTTTCCCTTTCAATGCAGCAGCCACTCCAATCATAGTTCTCCGCAATTCCTATGAACACATCAGCCTGTGCCAGCTTCTTAAGGCTTTCACCTAAATACCATACAGCTTCTTTGCTGTCTTTAGGTGGGTTATCCTCAATGTAGCTGTCGATAAGCTCTAACTCTTCGCCCTCGTATATTTCAGCAATCTTTTTCATCTTCTGAATACTTGCTTTGATTTCTTCCTCTGTTCTGCCTTTCATCGGCACACTTACAAATAATTTTTTCATTTCTTTCTGTCTCCTTTTATATTTTATTAACTTTTATTTTCATTGGTAGCGACTACAATCAATCTGTAGCAGGTAAAATCACTTAATCAATATCCGCAATGCTTTCTACGAAGCAGTTATAATAGATATATCTCTTGCCATTGAAGTCAAACTTGACATATCCACCATCGTTTGTATCAATATCAATCTTGCCTTTATATGTTGCAAGTTCTTTACCATCTGCCGTATATACAGTAATTGTTCTCTGCATACCACCATTGATATTACTCTTAAAATCAGTTACACTTCTTTCCCATTGTGCGGTACATCCTGTCATTCCTAAACACAATGTCAGTCCTAATACAACTGCTAAAATTTTCTTCTTCATATGATTTATTCTCCTTTAAATTTGACGCTATTACTTTTCATTGTACTTAATAATTCTTCTAATGTTCTTCTTCCAATATCTTTCCAACGAATGATGTCATCAGGTGTGTAATTACTCATATCTTCAATGGTTTCAATTCCGTGCTTGTGTAAAATTGAGTATAATCTAACCGAAATATTCATCTCTGATATTTTCATAATCTCACTCCTAAATCCTTGCAACTATGTGTTCTTTTGAAAATTCTTTTTTATCTTCATTGTAGATAGCCGAACCGTTTTTATCAGTCTTATTCTTATCAAATTCACAAGAAACTTTTATACCATCCTTGTTACTGCATTCTGCGTGATAATCAATGACGCATATTTTCTTCTGCCATTTTCCATTGGCATAAATCTTTGTGTAACCGCCAGCTCTTGTTTTAATGATTATTTTACTTCTTGATTTCTTCATTTCTCATAAACCTCTTAAAATCTTTCCTGCACTTAGGGCATAAATCATATTTGTGCTCGTTTCTCCATATAGCCATTGGGAGTGTTTGTTTTGCTAAATCCTCTGCCGTGTATGTAGTTTTCTCGCGTAAAGGCTCTAATTCTTCTGTTTTAAAATGAGCGTATTTCTCATTGTAAAATGTCATTTCTTTCCCGCACCTGTCACAAGTGTGCCATTCTTTTTGATGTTTCATAGTAATCCCCCTTTGCAAAATTGGCAAACTCTTCGGTTATTCTTTAAAAAGCACTTTTTTCACCAAAAAAGTAAGTTGTATCTTTTTCATTCCAGACTCATCGTCTGTAATGTCATCTACACTATATATACTATCAACTGGGTTACCATCAAAGAAAACTTTGACATATCCTTTTGAAATATCCAACAATGCTTCTTTAATCATCTTCCACCAACTTTCTAAGCACCATATATAAACCTGTTTCCAAAATGGGAATCATTTATTGCTTTTTCTAATTCGTCTTTGTACCTAAATGGACTTAAAGGGCTTTTTATTTCTTCCCTCAAAACCGGCATTGCCGCGTCTATCAAAATACCTTGTGTAGCACTTGCAAGATTTTGTGGTGGCAAATCCGCTAAAGCGCATAACTCCATTCTTTTATGGTCACATTTTTCAGATTTGGGGCAACTTTTACATTTTTCTGCTAATTTACTTAAAGGTTCTGCCATTATTACACCAACTTTCTATATTTCTGATATATCCTTTATTTCTCCGTTTGGCAGTTTTACCTTAACTTCGTCTGCTAGTAATGTTATTTGAATTTCTTTTGCTGTATCTTTTCGATAAATATTGGATATATTATCAATGCTTACTACTCCCCTTACCATTTTGCCATCAAGTGATAATGTGATAATTCCCTTACTGGAGTAGTCAAGTAATGCTTCTTTAACTATCATTTCGCAAAGTTTGCACATATCACTTCTTCCCCCATAAATTATCCGGTAATTCCTCGCCGCCATAAATCTTGTTAGCATATTTCTTAAATGTCGGTACGCTACAGCCTGCTACTTTTGCTGCTTTTACTTGTGAAGCCTGCCCCGATATGTATAAGTTAATTGCTTCATAAAACTTGTCTTTGTTTAGTGGGTGTACGCCCATAGCCATAATAATCACTCCTATCTATATTTGTTATAGATTGTTAATGCCATTAGTAATTCCCCAAATGCAAAAACTAATAAGCCTGCCAAACCAGCCATATTATTTATTAAGTAAATCAATGTGAGATTTATTGCTGTTAGTATCGCTTCCACTATTTCCTTTTTCATAAACATCACTCCTTTACATTTCTATAAATCTATTTGCCAGCTTGCCAAGATATTCAGCATTGGCAAAATGTGTTATTGAGTAGTTGGTGCTTTCTCTATGTTCTCTGATAAAATGGTCGTTAATCATTCTCTGTAAAACTGTAATGCCCTTATCGTCTGTTTCGTATATAGCGTCGGTGTCGAAATGTCCGTGTTCTGTATCTGTGATAGTTGATAGTACAAAACATACATTCTTTAATGTCTTATCTGTAAGTATTGGGTGTACTTTATGGAAATAGATTTCATATAACTGCATATACATCTTAAATCCATCCTTAACACAATCACATATAGCTGAATTATCTATGTTGTTGTCACAGATGTTATTAAACCTATCAACCATATCTTTTTCTTTAAGCAACATTTCATCTCTTGTGACAGCTCTTGCCGTCGGTTTCTCTGAAAACGATGTATGTACCTCTCCATCAATGTTAATTGATGTATTGTCCTTATTAGTAATTAATCTGTCAGTATTTTGTTTATTAGTGTTTAATTCATCAGTACTTAATTCATTAGTATTTAATTGTCCGTGGTTTTCTACCTGTTGACATTCAACCCCTAGATTTTCTGTATCTTGTTTTTCTATTTTCTGTTTATATGGTTCTTCGTAAACCTCGTAAGTGTACTTTATTCTTCCACCATTGCTTTTTGTTGGGTTTTCTTTGGTAACCACAACATAATTATTATCCTTTAACTCGTTTAAAGCCGATTTAACGGCTGTTTCATTCTCTTTGCTTATTGTAACTAACCCAGCTATTGAATAATCCCAATTATCGGGCAATGAAAGCATTACAGACAATAATCCTTTTGCTTTCAGACTTAAGTTCTTATCCCTTAAATGAGTATTACTCATAACTGTGTAATTTTTTGTTTTATGCACTCTAATTGTTGCCATAATCGAATACCTCCGCTTGATATTATTTATGTATGCCTACGATACATACTCCGCTTAATTGATAAAAACAACAAACAGGCACAGCGGAAGTGCTTTTCGCTTCGTCAAGCTAGTTTGTTGTAATCGGATAGACAGGACTTGAACCTGCATAACTGGTTTCTGAAAATACATTGTTGCTGATTACAGACGACTCCTGCCTATCACTTGGCAATGTTATTACCAGTTATCTTCTTTGATTGCTTACCCATTTGCATACTATCCGTTGTACAGTTTCTTGTGTTGGAAAGTATTTATGGCACTTCATTACGCTATCTGCCATCCTGTTCGCAAATCAACCAACACAAGCATTTTAATTATTCAGCAGGGAATACTGCAACGCCTGCTTATTCGGGAGCTACCCGACCGATTGATGTGGTGTGGATTTGAACCACACATAAACAAGCACTCCTGTCCTTTCAAGCCCCTAGCAATCAGGTATTCCCCTGTGGTTATGCTATGGCGGATTCGAACCACTAGCTCATTCTATCTGCTATTAGCGTTTACCCATTCCGCCACACATCAACTTACTCACACCTCTTAACCTAGGATAAGTCTGCAAACAACATTACGCACGCAGACCCAAGAAGTGCTTTCAAAACGCCGATATCGTGAATCGAACACGAACAACATTTCTGTTGGATAGCTTAGCAAGCTACTAGAATACCTTTATCCCATATCGGCAAAGTGGAGAAGATAGGAATTGAACCTACAATGTTTACCGCAAGGGAACAGATTTACAGTCAGCTGCAACACCGCCAATCGTTGCCGCTTCTCCATATCGTTTTAAAAGACTAGCATTGTGAAAATGTTTCGATTAAGGTGGATAGTTGATACTGAAAAACAATGCTAGTCTTAATAGCAGTATAGGCTATGACACCTATAACAGGTCGTGGCAAAGCTTGGATGTCATTCTACCCGTGCAGTTGGGCTCAAAGAAAGTAGCTTCGCTCGCTGTCTATCCATACAGATAACTGCTGCGCTATAGGTATAACTTAATTTTATTTGCGTATTTATATACGCAAAACCTCACGGACTATCTGACAGTCCTTAACAGCTCTCGCTATGAGGTGAAAGGAGGACTTAATGCTAGTAAACCAATAAGTCCTGTAAAGGCACAAGTGTAATTAAACACTTGAACTACCCCTATCAGAATCGAACTGATGATGTAAGAATCAAAATCTTATGCCTTGACCGCTTGGCTAAGGGGCAATTAAGCTACTCTTTATCTTCAAAGAGTGCTGCAATATCATTTGTGCTATCAATCTGTTCTACGAAATTATCTGTGCCGTTAGGATGTGTGTCTGGATTACCATTGCAATTTTTGCAAGGCATTTCAAACCACATTTTAAATTTATACAAGCAATTACAACAATCTTCCTCCGGCTTAAGCATTAGACATCACCTGCCTGCCTATGATTAGCTCTGTAAGAATCGAAGTCATCCGGATAACGTGCTATAAGCTTATCTATGTTTGTCTGCATTAAATCATCAAGACTGAATCCGCAAGCTTCGCAAATCATAGCAACGTACCACATTACATCGCCGCACTCTTTCTTAAGATGTTCTAAGTCTATTCCCTTTTCGTGAAATATGCCCTTTTTAACAAGGTCTGATACTTCTCCAGCTTCACCAGTTAAACCTAAGACACCATTAAGAAGTCCTGCTATGTCATTTATGTTGCTACACTTAGCATTGTTTTCTGCTAGAGGACTAAGTGAAAACTTGTCAGTTAATTCAGTAATTAATCTATGATGAGCCATTTTATCGTTAGTACGCATAGCCAATTTTTGGTATTCATTGCCCTGCATTTATAACTCCTAACTCTTTTTTATTTTTAAAAATTTTTTGGAATTTATTCAGCTGACTAGCTGATTCTCTGATGTGTTTATTGAATATCTTGTGATTAATTAATATGTGTCTATTATACACCTGTCTCTTATACACATCTCCGAGCCCACGAGACGTAGAGGAA